ATAGTACGCATGAGACATTCATAGAGAGTAGGGGGGAATAATGAGATTCAAGGATATAAAGGTAGGATGGTTTTTCAGTATGGGGGGGAGTTATTTCATAAGGGTGTGTAAGAGTGGTAATGTGGGGGCGGTTTGTGTTGAGGGAAATAGTGATTACCATACTGCGGGAGATGCGTGGAATGTGGATAACAACATGGAAGTAGAGCGTGTTGTGTTCACGGGTGTACATCAAATGGAGGGTGTATGAGAGAGATAACCGTTGATGATTTACGTTTCGTGGGGAGTCCATGGGAGAATTATAAGAAATTGCTTTCCTGTGACAGTTTAAAGAGTATGGATAAGAGTCGGGAGTATACGTTGTTGGAGATTTTGAATATGAGGAGGTTCACCGATTTCGAGAAGATATGGATTGCGAGGGATTTCTTATCATGCAATATTCGTGGTTTGTTTTATGTTTGGTGTGAGCGGAGAATGCCTTGTACCAAGAACGATTTATTTATATTGGATTTGGACGAAAAATACCATTCTGGGAATATGAGTGTTGAGGAGTTTCGTTCCGGTATTACTGAATGGAAAGGTATTGCTGATGAAAAGGACAATATAGGTTTTTTCACCCCCGACAGGACAACTGAAGACCCTAAGGAGATGAAAGCCCAGATAAAGTATTTAAAGTCACTTTTGAAGGAGGGGTAATGGAGTTTAAACTGAAAACAGGTAGGGAGTGGCAGGAGATTGGCACTTTTGTATTTGAAAACATTGAGAATAAAACTCTTCGTGAGTGTGATTGTCCCTCCCGTGGGGTGTATGTCTGGTTGAAGGAGCTAGAAGACAACCCTAAGGCTATTGAAGAATTTCGCAAGAATCACCAAATCAGGTTAATGCCTACACGTACTGAGACAGATGCGGGAGATGCGATAAGGAAAGGGAATAAGACTGCGGAGGATTTACTTGATACATTGATGAATGTAAAGAGTCGTGCCACTACCAAGGGTAAGATAGCGGGAGTTAAGAGGGTTGAGGAGGTTGTTGAGATGATAGGAGCAGAAGAGGGTGAATATGAAGGTAATGACATATAGGAGGGATTATGCCTAGATATTCAATGAGGTTTGCAATAGCGAATGAAACATGGATAGATGTTGAGTATATAGAGAAGATAGTCGAGGCGAGGGAGGTCTACGACAAATTGTGCCGTACCTTTAGCAAGCCCCCTAGAAGGAGAGTAAAGAATCTGGAATGTCCGGCTTGTGGGGGATTGATGGTTAAGAACCCCGATAGTGGAGTATTTATGTGTAAGGAAGAATGTTGGATAAAGGAGAGTGAGTGATATGAAATGTCCAAAATGCAGACAAGATTGGCCTGAACCATGTGAACAAACTCAGGCAATTTATAAGCGAGGCAAATGTATTACATGTCTAATAGAAGACGGAGAACATTGGCAAAAAGAACCATACGAATTTAAAGTTGATAAAGCACTAAAGGAGGAATCCCTCCCCCCTGCTTACGAGGAAGAGGTGTGTAAATTAGATGTGAAGGTGTGTTCTGATTGCAATGATATGACTTGTGATGGTAAAAAGATAAAGGAGGTAGAGGAATGAATACATATTTAAAGAATATGGAAGATGGTACTCAGACAGTCTTTAAAAAGATGTTTGACATGGTGGGGGCTGACTATGAGATGGAACTGGTGTCTGATTGGTATTTCAACCATGAGTGGACTGAGGCTCAAGAGGAAGAATTTCACAAATGGTTCGTGGAGTACCATTGGAAAGGAGATGGCAAAAATGGAAAGGGGTGTTTAAATAAATCGGCAAAGACAAAAAAAGTATGCGAGAGGGGTTGGGGATGGTTTAATTTAATGTACGGTTGGAAACTAAAGGAGATAAAATGAGTGAATTTATCAGAAAGGAAGTACAGGAATCGAGATTTACCATATATAACATAAGTGATATGCATGTAGGTAGTCTGCAATTCCATTCCAAGGCTTTTCATCGTCTGAAGGCTAAAATCTTAAAGGAGAAGAACACTTATGTAACATTCGGTGGAGATGCAGTAGAGGCAAAACTGATTAACTCTCCCCACTTCAACCCCGATGGACTGAAACCCCGTCAGTTGAATGCCCATAACCAAGCGGATGCTTTTGTGGAGTTATGGAAACCATTGGCTGAGAAGACACTTCTTATGATGCCAGGAAACCATGACCAGTACCTTGCACCTAACTTCGACTTGATGAAGTATATCTGTAAGGAATTAGACCTCTTGGATGTTATGGGTAGTTATCAGAGTTGGTTAAGTGTCAATGAGATGACTTTTCATTTTTGGCATGGCAGAGCCGTATTACCGAGGGGAGCGAAAGACCCTATACAGAAAGCAGCCAATCAGAGAGCTTGGTTGAAGAATCGTTTATATCCGTTGGCGGGTAGTGCACATGCACAGTATATGGCACATACTCATGCCTTGATAATAGTCCCTCCGATAGAGCAGTACGCATTATTGGACTCAGGTGCTAATGTGAAGGCCAGAAGCTTTACAGAGTCCCCTACGGTGATTAACGGGGAAGTATGGGTACATCCCGATGCACGTTGGTATGTAAATACGGGTACTTTGAGAAGAAGTGGGGGTTTTGGGGTACAAGACTACTCGGAAGTAGCCGGTTTTGCACCCGCTCCTATAGGATGTACTAAGACGATTATCCGTGATGGAAGAATTGTTAATATCGAAAAGGTCTTACTATAATGCCTTGGAGTAAGGAAAAACACAGAGAGGTAAGGAGGGAGTTAAAGGGGAAGGGTATCTGTACCAGGTGCAGAAAAGCCCCCTCTTCTGAGGTAGCTAATCTCTGTTTAACATGTAGGGAGCAGATAAAAGCAAGACTGCATGGTAATCGTGATAAGGGATTGTGTGCGGGATGTAAATGCCCTACAGAAGGAACATGGTGGTGTGCAACATGTTATGAGAGTCAACACAGATGGAGACAACTTAAACTAAGTTTATAGGAGGAGATATGAGGAAGAATGAAATACTGAAACTAAAAGACAAATACCCTAAGATATTAGGCGATTGGGGTTGTAATCCTAGAGACTCATGCATGGCTTTTGGCATAGAGTGCGATGAAGGATGGGCAGAGTTGCTTGATGTACTGATGAGAAGCCTACAATGGAATACGGATAAAAACGGATATCCACAGGTGATAGCAGACCAAATAAAGGAGAAGTACGGCACGTTGAGGTTTTACTCCCACACAATAGGCGGAGAGGTTGAACGACATGACTACATCTATAACCAATATAAATGGTGGCAGAAAGCTATTTTTAGTACCATTAAATGGATGTTCCCGTTTATTCGCAGAAGGTTAGAATTTCACTTTTCGGAACAAGTCGGACATATTGACGGGATGATTAGCTTTGCTGAGACTATGAGCGGACATATCTGCGAGACATGCGGTAAGTCTGGTGAGGTGGTTGGAAAAGGATGGCTTAAGTGTCTATGTAGTGAATGTGAGGAGGTGTAGGGATGATAACAGGCGAAGAATGGCTAGAAATAGATAGAGAGCGGTGTGAGAAAATATTTACCCTTGAGCAGAGGGTGGGGGAGTTGGAGGAAGATATGCTGGAATACCTTCAGACCAATATCTCACTAGAGCGGGACAACATAGAACTCCGCAAAACGTTGGAGGAGATAGTAAAACTTAACCGCTATAGTGGGGATGAAATGTGGATTATAGCAGACGAAGCACTAAATCAATCCCTCCCCCCTACCTCACTCAAAGAGAAGGTTCGTAATGCTTGGACTGCTGACAAGGTGTCAATTGAGCCAATGGAGGAGTTTGAAAACATGCCTAGAACGTAAACTAATAGTTTACAATCGTAAGGTAAAATAAACCAGTAAAACGATTATATAGAACGTTCATAATAGTTGAACTGTTCAGTAAAACGAACAAATAGGCCGATTAGGTCAACGAGGTTAGACATTAACGATGAAATATTCAGTAAAACGAATAGGAGGATAGATGAAGCATTTAACAGTACCACCGGAAATAGCACTACCTGAGATGTTCCCCGTGAAGAAGAAGAAGAAAAAGCTTAAGCAGATGGCGATGTGTATGAACTGTGTGAAGTTTTGGGATTGTATTCTTCTTGACACCAGATTGAAGTGCGACTTCCATATATGGGGTGAAGAGATTAAATGGTGGGGTGCAAAATGAAGATATCAAGGATAGTGATACAGGTATGCCACGACAGAGGGATGACAACTAAAGTACTCTATTCAACGGAGGAGGCATTGAACGCTCTGAAGGATTTGGTAAATTTTGAGGGAACTGATTTGACGGAAATAGATGGAGTATGGCAAAAGGAGGAGACATGTTCACAGTAGAGATTAAGATTAACGGTAGCTTGATTCAGCACATTTACGGGCATAACGAGGGGGAAGATGCGGATGGGAGGACAAGGTATACGTTTGACTTGTATGACGTTCAGGGGCAGAAACTGATAAAAGGGGAAGTTAAACACCATAGACATGAGGGTATTCGCCCTCTGCTTACACAGATTTTCAAGGAGGTTGAGAATGAAGCGGATAATACTTAGTAGATGGACTGTCGAGGAAGTACCCATGGAGCATTGGAAAGAACTTATCTCAGCTTTGGTTATGGTTGGTTATAGTGTATACGGAGATGATGATAGAATAGTGTTTACATTAGGGGATGATGATATCGCAAAGGAGGTTGAGAATGGGGAAGAGTAACAGGTTTCAGAACGAGAAGAAGATAAAGATAGGGCATACCCCCGCAAGGAAGAGTGTAAGAAACGCATTAAACAAATTAAAGGGGAAAAATGTCAAATTACTACGACCAAGTTCCGAAGGGATTTAAGGAAAATATCAGATGGAGAAAGGAAGTACTGTTAGCGTGTGAGAATGATGATACTGCTAGAACTGACTTTTGGCAGATGTGTAGTGAGGATATGCTATTTTATATAAACACCTTCCTGTACACGTTAGACCCCCGTGAGGGAGAGGAACCCGTTAGACCCTTTATCACCTATGACTACCAAGATGAATCGCTCATACAGATGCAGGCATGGTTCGGTAAGGAGGATATAGTCATAGAGAAAGCCCGTGATATGGGTGCTAGTTGGTTGAATTTAATGTTATTTGAGTATAATTGGCACTTCAGAGAGTATCTTACTCTTCTCTTGGCTTCACGGAAACAGGATTTGGTGTATAAGAAGGGGAATGAAGCCGCACTCTTCAGTAAGATTGACTTCCTTCATAGGTTTCTCCCAGATTGGCTGATGCCTAACCATGACAAGAAAGAACTCCATATGAGGAACTTGGATAACAACTCCACAATAGATGGAGAGTCGACTACTAAAAACTTAGCAACTGGTGACAGACGTACTGCAATGCTATTGGACGAGTTTGCCAAAGTTGAGATTGCAGATGGATATAATATTCTTAAATCAACTCGTGCGGTTACAAAATGCCGTATATTCAACTCGACATACTTCGGGATAAATAATGCCTTTTATGATACTGTCCACGGAGAAAAACCACTTAAAAATATCATATCAATGCATTGGTGGTTACGTCCTGAGTTCGGTGCGGGATTATACAAAGTAAAAGACGGTAGAGTAGAGATATTGGATAACGATTACGACTTCAAGGGATATGAGTTCATTTTAGAAGACCCACAAAACCCTCAGGGGTTCAGAAGTCCTTGGTATGACTATGAGGAGTCCCGTTGTATATCCAAACGTGAAATGGCAGAAGAAGTGGACATGAATCCTAAAGGTGGCGACCATGTATACTTTGAAGACGTTGTTAAGAAAGTCATAGGCCGTTGCAGAGTTCCTACACATATTGGTAATCTAATCCATTCTGATAAGGGTGAAATCGAGCGATTTGAGGAGGTTGAAGAAGGAAACTTAAAACTATGGTGTGTTATTGACCCCTCTACGGAACGTCCTATTGTAAGTGACTACTGTATGGGAATTGATATAGCTATGGGTACGGGTGCAACTCCTTCGGTTATAACGGTAGCAAATAAAATTACCGGTGAGAAAGTATGTGAATTTGCAGACTCTCATTTACTTCCACATGAATTTGCCAACCTTGCAGTAGCGGTAGCTGACTGGTTTGATGGAGCTAGGATGTGTTGGGAAGCCAATGGGCCAGGAAGAATATTCGGTATAAGAATTAAACAGTTGGAATATGGAAATTACTATACTAGAACTGATGTTGACACGGGTGCTGACTCAGAGAAGGCCGGTTGGTGGAGTGATGGAAAAACAAAACCCATACTACTGAGTGAATATCGTAGATGCCTCCATGATGGTTCGTTTATAAACTATTCCAAGGTAAGTTTGGACGAGTGTTTGGAATACTCAGCGGATGCAAGTGGAGATATTATTCATGTAGGTGCAAAGAACTCACAAGACCCCACGGGTGCGAGAGACAACCATGGTGATAGAGTTATAGCAGATGCGTGTTGTAACTGGATATGCACTCGAACAGGTGGTGTAGAGGAATCTAGGGAAGAAGATGAAGTACCGATAAACACCCTTGCGTGGAGGATGGACTTAGAGAAAAAGAAAGAGAGAAGGGCTAACGAGTTAAATTGGTAGGGTTGAGGCTATTCTGTAAGAAGTACAAGGGGTTATTTCTGAAAAAAGGAAAACCCGCCTAATTAATTTTAGACGGGCTTCCTACAAGGGGGAGGGAAGAGTACAGTATACCGCACGTAATGAGGCATGTCAAGGACTGTTACTACAATAAATGCAGAATATTACCAAATTTGCATAATAATACCAAAAACCGTTTGCATTTGTAATAACCTATGCTACAATAGACTTTAGTGGTTAGTCTTAAACAAGGAGCAGTCATGGTAAAGATTCCTGAGGAACAGTTCAAAAAGATTCAAGATGCCGTATCCAAAAACATGGATAATCTCCAAACCACTAGAGAAAAACAAGTAGAATTTTTAAAATCATTCGTAGGAGCAAATTACTCTGACAATGGTTCGGATGATAGAATACCTCTGAATATGTTGGAATTAATGGTATCAACGTACCAAGATAATATCGTAAGTCAGAATCCTTCAGTTAAAATCAAAGCGAAACAGGACAAATACCAACCGGCCGCCAAAACTCTGGAACTTGCAGTAGACCACTTGATAAATGAGATTAACCTAAGTGATACCATAGAGGAGTGTTTTCTTTCTTCTATGTTTACCCTCGGAATTGCAAAAGTCGGACTGAATAAGAACTCCAAAGTGGAATTGGGTGGAATCTTTCACGATGTAGGTCAACCTTTCTGTGATAATGTCCAGTTTGATGATTTCGTTTATGATACTTCTGCTTATACTTGGGAAAAATGCTCATTTATGGGTGACAGAGTTAAACTCCCCTTGGATGATGTAAAAGACTGTGGACTGTACGATAAGAAAGTTGTGGATAAATTAGTCCCGATGGAAAAGAGAGAACACGACCAGAAAGACGGGGAACGTTCTTCCAATCTAAGTCAGTCTGATATGTCTAAAACTGATGATGAAGATTTCCGTCCAATGGTTCAATTGTGGAATATCTGGATACCAAGTGAAAATCTAGTCGTAACAATGGCAGATGATGATTCTATAAAACAACCTTTGGCTACATTTGAGTGGGATGGTCCCGAACATGGCATGTACAGATTTCTATTTTACCGTAAAATACCCTGTAACACACTTCCGTTGTCCCCTGTGGCATTGACAGTCGACTTACACGAACTGACAAACAAACTATATGTTAAATGCTCAAACCAAGCAATGAGACAGAAGAAAATAACTGGTTATAAAGCCGGAGCGGATAAAGATGCGGGTAGAGTAATGGATGCGGGTGATGGGGATGTATTCAGAATGGACGACCCTAAAGCGGTAACAGAGTTTGGAACGGGTGGACCTGACCAAGTAAACATGCTATTCACTCAGCAAGCTCGTCAACAGTTCAGTTATATAGCGGGTAATTTGGATGCAATGGCGGGATTAGCCCCTCAAGCGGGAACTGCCAAACAGGAATCATTGATTAAGAACTCGACTAATGTACGTTTAAAGGCTATGGGAGGCACAACTGAGAAGTTTGTCAAGGGTATAATGCAGGATTTGGCATGGTATTTGTGGACTGACCCGCTTATAGAATTGCCGTTGATTAAAAGAAGCGGAGACTTTGAAGTACCCGTAACTTTCTCTCCCGAAGAACGTGAAGGTGATTTTTTTGATTATAATATTGACATAGTGCCTTATTCAATGCAGAAGAAGACCCCTATGGAAACGATGGAGGCAATAGACGGGCAGATAGCTAAGTTAGCCCCTTGGGTTCCTCTAATGCAACAACAGGGACAGAGCATTGATTTCCAAGAGTATATCAACATGGCGGCAGACTTGAATGATTTGCCTGAGTTGAAAAAACTCATTACATCACAGACCCCTGATGAAGAAAGACAATTCGGAGCGTCTACGGGAGAGGCACCAGTTAAAATACAAGACCAGACAAAAGAATACATGCACTCATACGAAAGCAAGCCAAATATGGCGGGTGCAGAAAATATGATGAATCAACAGTTAATGTCGGGACTTCAAGGAAAACAGAACGATATGGCAATGGGCCAAGTATAAGGAGGTTTGAATGAAGTGGAGAATGAAACCAAAAGACGGAGGAGGTTTTTTGTATTTCAAGGACGGAAACGAAATCAGCAAAGAGGAATGGAATAAGAACGGTAAGATTAAAGAAGTCCTAGAAGGAAGCAAGAGACAGAGAGGTGCGGGTGCGTGGCCCAAATCATCAGATGCTTTAGCGGTGGAACCTGGAGGAGCTAAAGAAGCCTATGAAGCAAGCGTAGAGATGGGAGTCCCTACACAATTTGATGAAAGGACAGGTAAAGGAACATTTACCTCCCAAGGGCACATGAACAACTATATGAAAGCATTCGGTTATTGTGACAATGATGCCGGATACGGACAAGTAGCACCAAAAAACTATTGAAGAAACAAGGAGACAAAGAATGAAGTGTTTAAATTGTGGTAAAGAAGGTACGGGGTTGATGTCAACTCAATCGGGTGACCAGTTTTGTAATCAGAATTGCGGAGAGTTGTTTAAAATTTGGAAGAAGGAATTTTGGGTAAAGCAGAGAGCATTAGCCCTTAAAGCGGAGAAAGAGAAAGAAGAGGCTGAAAAACTGAAGAAAGAAGAGGACGAAAAGAAAGCAGAGCAGAAAGAAGCTCAAGTTTCGTTTGTCGACAAAGCCAAATCTTATCTGCCAGGGGGTAAAAAATGAGTGACATTAAAGAAGAAGTAGAAGAGGAAGTTAACGAGGAAACCGAAGAAACAGAAGAAGTCAATCCAGATGGAGAGGCTTTAACTGACATGGAAAAGATTTTAAATCCTGACGAGGATGAAATAACAGGTGACGAAGATGATGATAACGTATCGTCTGAAGAAGAACCTGAGTCGGACACCGATGCAAATGCCGGTGAAGACACAGACTCACAAGAGTCGGCTGAGAGTGAAGACGAAGCGATGCATGATGCCGTTTCAGATGAACTTTTAGGGATTGCGGTAAAGCAGGGTATCTCCATTACGGAAGCCAACGCTTTAGGTGCAAAACGCTTAGTCAATATACTTGACCAAGTAATTGTTAAGGGTGAAGAACCCAAGACCGAGGAAGCTCCGAAGTTTTCTTTAGGTCTAAGTGAAGAGCAGATGGAGTCCATAGACGAAGATGTAGCACAAGGTCTTAAAACGGCCGAGTCGCAGATTCAGTCAGTATTGGAAGCCAATGCAGAGTTGAGAGGAGAATTGAACGATTTGAAAGGACAAGCCTCGCAAGAGAGTCAGTCCAATGTTTTCACAAAGTTCGATTCAATCGTAAACAAGTTTCCTGAGAAGGAGATTTTCGGTGAGAACGTACCGGCTAAAGAGACAACTGAATGGAGTAACCGTAATAAGTTATTCAAAGAAATGAGTGTTTTAGCGGCAGGGTACAAACAAATGGGTGAGCAAGTGCCTCCGATGGAGGATTTAGTTAAAAAGGCGAAGCTTATGGCTTTTCCAAACGATTTGGCTAAAATTGCTCGAAACGAACTAAACAAAAAAGTGGAGAAGCGTTCAACTCAGACATTGTTGAAACCTTCAGATACGGCTACCGAAACGGCAGATGATGTCGAAAAAGGAGTTATAGCCAAACTGAAGAGTATTTTAGCAAAGAAGAAGAAGTGACTTCGCTTAAAATAAGAGGAATATAAAATGGCTACTTCATTACAAGTTGCGGATATGGTTGGGCTGATTGAAGCCACATATGCGGCCACTAAGAAAGATAAAGTGACTGACATTGCTACTGACTTGACTGAACTCGTTGTTATGAGCAAATTGCTCAACGAACACAAAGCAGTTTATGCCGGTGGTGACCAGTACGAATTTCGTGTATCTGCTAAGAACGGTGTAAATGCTAAGAATATCGGCATGTACGAGCCAGATGATTTTGGTATCCAAGATGCAGTTACTCATGGAACAGTTCCGTGGAAATTTGACCAATGGGCAGTTCTTTATGACATTAAAGAAAAAGCATTGAACTCAGGTGATGCGGTTCAGATTCTTGAACACGTTAAATTGCGTGAAGCACAGGAAGAAGCGGGTTATGCAGAGTTTTGTGAAAATCAGTTCTGGGTAAACGAAGCAACTACCACTAACAAAGCCCCTTTCGGCCTTGATTACTGGATAACTGCTCAGGCCTCAGGATATACCGATATTGACGACCAAGGATTTGTCGGAGGCGACCCCTCTGGATTTACTGGTGGTTGTGCGGGACTTACTGTTGCTGATTATCCTAACTGGCAAAACTATGCCGGTAACTATACTTCAGTTACTAAGGAAGACTTGATTAAAATGATGCGTAGAGCGTCTATGAAGACTAAATTTGTCTCTCCTTTGAAATTTGCTGATTATGACCAACGCAAGGCCGTTGAATCCCGTTTCGCAATTTATGTGAATCAGGAAACAATGGAATCCATGCAGGAAATCGGTGAAGCACAGAACGAAAACATCGGTAAAGACATTGCGCCCTGTCAGGGCGGGATTGCTTTTAACGGAAATATGATTTCTTATATTCCTAAACTTGATGACGTTTCTACCAACCCTGTTTACATGTTGAACTGGGGTGTATTTGAAATTGGTATCAATAAGGGTCTATTCATGAAGAAAGACACTCGTCAGGCTCCATGGTCTACAGATGTCATTCAGACTGTTGTAGAAATCGGTAAAAACACAATTTGTCATGACCGCAGAAAATGTGCCGTCTTCACAACTGTGTAACACAACTAATTAACAGGAGATAATTATGAGTACTATTAAAGCGGATTATATGAACACCGCATCAAGCACCGGAAGAAGTCCTGCCCTGTGGCACGACTGTCCCCTTGATATGATTGAGATTGACAACAATGTTGGGTACACAATGAAAGACGATTTCACCAAGTACGCATCAACTGCAACAACTGTATTGAATGCAAGCGGAAAGCCTACTTTTGAAGGCGACTGTGCGATTGACGGTACTGGTGTATTGGGTGGCGGAGCATATTTGTTCTGTACTACTGACAATGAAGAAGCAGGTCTGGATTGTGGTGGAGGCGTTTCTGCCCCTTTCGCAATTAGTGACACTTCAGGGTCTGAAAAAGCACTATGGTTTGAAGCAAGAGTTAAAAAGTCCTTGATTACAAATGATGGAAACATGTTTGTAGGACTTACTGCTCCTGGTTCAGCCGTTGCCAATTTCATCAATGATGGTGGAACTGATTTTGCAGACGTAGCCCTTATGGGATTCGTTCAATGGGAAGCAGATGGTGATGCAATTAGTTTTGTATATCAGGCAAACGGACAAGCATTTGTAACTTTGATTGCAACTGCCCACATTCCTGTTGCTTTGACTTACGTAAACTTAGGCTTCAAGTATGACCCGACCGCAGAAGATGCAAAGAAAATCCAAATCTTTGTAAACAATGAAGAGCAGAGTACTTATGTTACTGCTACTCAGATTGCTACTGCGACTTTCCCAGATGCGGAAGTTATGGTTCCATCTATTTCGATTAAGGCATCAAGTGCAAATGACTTGACTGTTACCGAAGCTTGGTACCAATGTTCTCAGTTGCGATAGACCTCCTTGGTTTCTTCGATAAAGGTGACGGGGGGTGTAAAAACCCTCCTGAACCCCTAAAATAGGTGATTGAAAATGGCAGAATCTACATTAAGCGGAGCATATAGTGATTTCAGAAGTGAGATTGCTGATTTTCTTGGTTATGGACGTACCTCAACGAGTTGGAGTACGGAGCAAGTTGCATCCATAGCGAGTGTTTTGAAGAGTGGACTGCGCAAATTCTATCATCCTCCACGTTTACCGTCTGAAAGTATTTCCCACGATTGGAGTTTTCTCCATCCCGTGAATACCTTGAGTGTCGGTTCCACATCAGGTACTGTTGTTGGTGTTCCCATTTATGCGGGTACTACAAGCACAGTTACGATAGACGATACGGATTTTGAAACTCGTATGGTCGGGACTGCTATTCAATTTGATACTTCTGAGGACAGTTATACGATTGCCTCTGTAACTTCGACTACTATAGTTGTGGTTACGGGTGATGCGAGTGGTGAGTTAACGGGTGATACAATCACTATCGGTGCTCAGTACATTTATGACTTACCTGACAATTACGGTGGAATAGAGGGTGGATTCACTTATGATGACAATAACATCTACGATACAATCCAAGTGGTAGCAGAAAGACAGATAAGAGAACTTCAGCAAGGAACGCCTGCAAATGGTTATCCTAGGTATTGTGCAATTCGTCCTATAACCTCAGACGGTACTAATGGTCAGAGATTTGAAGTTTTGTTCTACCCTAAGCCAAGTTCAACTCATACACTAACGTACTCCTACGTGCCTTTAATGGACGTTCTAGACGATGATGCACCGTATCCATGGGGTGGTGAACCTCATACGGAAACAATGATAGAAAGTTGTTTAGCGGTAGCGGAATTGAGAAGGGATGATTCAGTAGGGGAACATCACAGTACGTTTTTGGAATGTCTGCAAGCATCCGTTGATTATGACGGAAGAGCCAATACTCCTGAGTTTTTGGGGTATAATGGGGATAGTAGCGTATATGCGAAGTCAAACAAGCGGAGATACCGTGGCAACCAAACTCAAGGATATTTGAGTTAAAGGAGAAAATATGGCGACTTTACAAATAGTAAAATCAACAATGACGGGTAGTGAGGTAGCTTATACGATTCCGGCTAGAACGCTGAGTTGTGTAATCCATCCCATTACAAACGATTTAACGATTGCCACCACAACTGGAGGAGACACTTATACTGTTACCAAAAGTAGTGAACGTGGTTTTCAAAATAGAAGTGCGGCAGGACAAATTCTTTACTTAACCGGTACTAATGCCGATGTAGTAGAAATTTGGCTTGAAATCGGACTAGGTTCATAAATAAAGGAGATTATTATGAGTAAATCTATGGGTTCACATAATATATATGCTAAATTGGCGGGGTCTAAATCAGACATTTCGCCTATTGAGGGTACTGCTACTGCTCGTAAAGCAGTTGTACTCGATGCAAATTCGGCAATTGATGCGGTTAATACTGCTACATTGTCATTGGGAGCAAGTGGAAGTGAAGTGGCGGTTACGGCTACTGCGGCTGAAATTAATGCTGCGGCAGATAAATCAGCGGGTGCAGTTGTTTCATTGACTGCGGCTACTGCTTTGACTCAGGCATTACACGCAGGTAAAATCTGTACGCTTGATAAAGTTGGTGGAATGATAACTACCCTTCCTGAAGCAACGGGAACTGGCGATGTTTATACATTGTTTGTAGGGACTGCTTTAACAGGTAGTACTTATGTTATTAAAACTGCTGATGCTGCAAATGCAGATTTGGTTGGTAATGCTTATGGTAAGGACTTAGACGGTTCTACTGTAGCTCTACACTATGAGAGCATTCAGGCCACAGGCAATGACCTCTATACAATGAATATGACTAGTACTGGTGGTATTAATATCGGTACAGATAGAGTTACATTTACTGACATGAAGACAGACTTATGGCAAGTTGAAGGTGCGTATCTAGTTCCGACTGGAAGCAACCCTGCAACTCCATTCAGTTCTACTACCTAATGAATGAGGTTACCATCTTAGGGTTGTATTCACAGATTGTGAGTGCAAAAAAAGCTAAAGATTTTAAAGGCGAGATTTGGTCTATAACAGATTGGTATCGTTGTTATCCTTGGCTCCCTGAGATTAACCGACTTTATGAGGTTCATTCATTGAAGGTTGTTGAAGAAATGGCTCAATTGGGTGGTCGTTACTCAAAGGATTGGAAGGAAAAGTTTGAAAGTTGCGGTGGGATGATAGTTGTAGATGACAAGAGATGGGTTGACTATCTCGATGCGGATGTAAGAATATTGCAATATGACAAACTGAAGAAGAAGTATCCGTTGGATTTTGCTTGTACCGTTGATATAATGATAATTGATGCTATAGAAGACGGTTATGAGAAGATTCACTTGGAAGGAATACATATGATAGGTGGACACCACTCAATCTACGTTAAAAGCATTCTAAGGGCAATGGACTATGCCAGAGGATTAGAGATTGAGATTAATTCCGACTATGAGGATGAATGGAGAGAGCACGATATTGATTTTGACAACGAAGATTATATACTGTTGAATCGCAAATTAGAGGTATAAGATGGCCCAACGAAAAATTCTGGACATCGCATTTCCGCTAAAAGGCATGATGCGTAAGTTTGCATATCAGAAGCAACCACCGTATTTTAGCCCTGACTGCTTAAATGTCAGACCCGATGGAACTTTGGAAGATAGAGAGAGAGGAGGAAGCAGACCTGGAATTGATTTGGCTTACCCTACTGAATTGGGAAGTGGAGCACCAGTACGTTTTCTAGACTCTGTGGCATGGGTTGAAGACAGTACCGATAATATATGGACAGACCCCTTCAATGGAACCGCGATAGGAGCACTTTGGGATGCTATAGGGGCGAATGATCTACCTTCAGTTACCGACAACTTAGCGACAATCTCATATGGGACTAGTGGAAAATGTGCTTTAACCGCTTTGGATAATTTTGATGCTACCGAAAATTACACCTCTGAGATATATGTAGTGCCTTATGATGGGCAACATTGGGGTACTTACGAAATTTATGGAATGATGGATGCAACTCCCGACTATACGGCTGAAGGCTTTGCCGTGACAATGACAGATACGGGAAGTGATGGACTTGCGGCTTTTACTTTAACTAAATACACTTCCTCTTCCGCTACTGTAGTGGATACGGGTACTTCCACTCTAACCTATGCTTCAGCCGGTTGGTTGACAGTTCTTGTCTCAGGAACGACAGTAACGGCTTATTTCGGTGGAGAAGCGGTAGTAACGGGTACTGTTAGTGGATTATCGGGAACTCGTCAGGGATTTGGGATAGAAGCGACTGTATCAGGAGGAATATGCTTAATTGACATGTTCAGAACTAAATATTATAAGACCACAGTAAACCAAGCTAGGAGAAACCTTCTTCTTGCATCTTCAGCGGGAATACTCTATAAGAACGACTTTACGGGTGGTATGACCGCAACTACGGGTTCTCTCTCTTTAGCCTCTGACAGGCAATTACAAGGTACTGAGCACCTACAGAAGATGTATATAGCGGATAACACGTTAAGAGTAACGGGAACGGATGGTACAATAAGTGGTAGCACTCTTGATGATGTAGCGGGAATTGATTGGACTACTTACGGAATCACCGCAATAGATGATGTGGCAGTAATTACAAATGGAACGGGTGCCGTTGTTGATGGCACTTATTTAATAGCATCAGTCGCTTCAGGGGCACTAACATTATCCTCTGCTCCAGGTGACGGTACTTGTACCTTTTCTATTCAGAGAGCACCTAAAATCTTTGACCCCTCAACGGATACCCTCACAATTATGACTGCTGAAGATGCAACCGTACCTACTGGTTGTCCTTTGATTTGCACATACAGAGATAGAATCGTTTTGGCGGGAAGTGCAGACAACCCCTATTTATGGTACATGAGTCGACAGGGGGATGGATTGGATTGGGATTACGGTCAGTTGGACTCTAAAAGAGCAGTAAGTGGATTATTAGCGGAGGCGGGACAGATTGGTGAACATATAAACGCTTTGGTTCCATTTTCTGATGACTTTTTGATTTTCGGTTGTGATAATTCACTTTGGATTCTAAGGGGCGACCCCGCCTACGGTGGACAGATAGACAACCTTTCATATCAGATTGGAATCGTGGATAAACAAGCATGGTGTAAAGGGCCGAATGGTGAGTTGGTATTCCTATCAAGGGATGGTATTTACATCTTAGCCCAGGTGCTACAAGTTATCCTCAACCACTTTCAAGAGAATTACTACCCGCTGAGTTGATTGATGTGAGTAATTCAGTATACACAATTACAATGGCATACGATATAAAACACAGAGGTGTGCATATTTATCTGTCAAGTGAGAATAATCAGACAGTATTTCATTATTGGATGGATTGGCAGGATAAAACATTCTGGCCGGTAAGTTTGGAAGGTGATTACGACCCGACTGCATTGGTTGAGTACTACTCCCATCAGAATGAAGAGACTGCGGTAATTTTAGGTGGTAGAGATGGGTACTTGAGAAGTTACTCACAGTATCACGACACAGATGGTGGAAATCAGATAAACTCATACGTAATGATTGGGCCTTTTAATATGGGTGGTTCTTCCTACCATGATGGCAAATTAACTGAACTGAGTGGTACTTTAGCGGAGAATTCGGGTGATGTTGATTGGAGTTTGCATGTAGCGGATACTGCACAAGGGACTAAATCGGCAACTGCATTTGAATATGACGGTACTTGGGAAGAGGGATTGAATTACGCAGACCATCCTCGTGCAAGGGGAGGTTCATTGATATTGAAATTGACAGGTGGAGAGAGTGTAAAATGGGCATTGGAACGAATAACTGCGGTAGTTGCCCGTGGTGGTAAACTGAGGAAGTTATAATGGGTGTTGTTTATTCAGCTATTGAAAAGGTTGGAATCATCATTGATACGGGTGGGAACCCCCTATGGCCGGAAAATTGGCCTTGGCCTTATCCCGATACCCCATATCCCGACCCTAAAGACCCGCCTCCATCTTATCCACCTGGTTTTGAACCTGACTCAAACGGAGACACTTGGAGATTCAGTCATATAGCAAAAGCATTGAATCAGAGATTGGTTTTTCATGGTGCTTCTTTGGTTGGGCTTCCCACGGGCGACCCTGACAGATTGATTGAGTATACCGATATAAACCTAGCTAGAGGTGTTTGTGAAAATGCGGTACTTGTGTTAGGCGGTTATTATTTTATGCAAGATATTTCAGGTAAAAACAAAGACACAGTTTTAAATTGGCTGACTTATGGAGATATGCTAATTGATGCAGATGTAGGATACGGTAGTCGATTAGCTAGAGAATGGACAAATATTGATTCAACTGAAGCCCAAGTTTTTAGAAATGATATGCTTGATACTGATTTAATGCATCCTATTTTGTTTAACGAGTTGGAAAAAGCCATTGCTATTTTAACTTTGACTCCAGGGTTAACAGGGGAGGACGGAACTAATATTGGAAATCAGAGTGGATTTATAACATCAGCGGGAGCGGGTGGTACTAAAAATGACACCCAGAGTGCTGCATGGGATGGTAGAGGTGCGGGAGGAAGTACTGAATCTATTAGATTTTCGGTTGGATTTGATTATACTGATTCGGATGCGGGGCCACCACCACTATGGAGAGCGGGGGTAAGAGGGCAGAATTTAGCCACTCAGACAATTCCTACTTATTCAGGAACTGTAGACATTTTGGAAGATACGACAAGAACAATTAAAATATATCGTGCGGGTAATAGAAATAGTTCTAATATGAATATATATTATGACCCGACAGGGAACGGCATCACATACACATGGAGTTTATTAGGTGCAAGTGAATCGGGTACAGAGACAAGTTATGAAGTTGATATGGTAAATGACTTCCCCGCTACTTATGCAACATGGACTACACCTCCTAATTTAGGTAGTTGGCCTAGGAATGACTTTTTGAGAGGTAGTTCTAGTTTCTCCGGTGGAATGGGAGATATAGACTGTATAGATGTATTGGATTGGTATTTCAGCGAAGATGATAAATTAAGTGAATGGGATAAATAAAGGAGAATATAATGGCTTATCAACCCTACAGTATGAATGGTGGTTCAAGTGGGACAAGTGAAACAAAGACATGGGCAGAACGATTAAGAAGCCCTTATGCAGATGATAGAACTTGGGCGGCCAAATTAACACCCCAAGACAAACAATCAATAGAGGACGGAACCTTTACTGGACGGTCTGGAGGCGGCTCACAGGGTGGTAACGGGAGTGGTTCACAAGACCCTTGGAAAGAATACCAAGATGCGTATGCCAAAGCAAATGAAGCCAATGAATCACGTTACCAAGATATTCTCGGACAGTATGGAGAAAGATACGACAGAGGAATGGACTACATCAACTCTATATCCGACCAACAGGAAATGGATGCACGTGAAGCGGGTGGAATGAGAACAAGTAACATGAATCAAGACTTGGTATCAAGAGGACTGACGGGAACTACTATTAAACCTACCCAAGAAGCCTTGATTAACCGAGAAACCGATGCAAACGTCCGTAGGATAGAAGACACCAAGCTCCAACAGAAGTTAACTGCCGATGCGGGTCTTAGTAGGGATAAATTGGGATTTATGGAAAGAAGGAACGATATACTACCCGATATGAGCAGAATGTCAGGGCTTTTCAATCAGTATGGCAGATACGGTGGAGCAACCACAACCAAAGGTGGGCCGAGTTTCAAGCGTTCAAGCAGGACTTATGGAAACGGACAACCTAGACAACTAGGGCAAACTGCTCAAGGTAATATTAGAAGTGGATTAAATACTGGTACAGGTTGGTCTTCCACTAGCGGTTTAAGTTCATCTATGGATAGAATTCTTTCAGGTGTGGGGCAAGGTGCATCAAGTGTGCAGTCTGCCGACCAATGGGGTGCTCAAAATACTCCGCAACAAATGACTCCCTTCAGCGAGTGGCAGGATTGGGATAATCAACGGCAATGGTCTGATATAAATAATACAAACTGGTACGATAGCGGAGCATAAAGGAGAATATCATGGGAATCAATGTAGGTTGTATTTCTATGGAATAATGATATATTGTACTGTGGCTAGGGTAGCCCCCGAAAGCTGAGATATACTCGCTCAGTTGCCACATTTAACTACGAGTAATAACAGGAGTAGGTTATGAAAAAGATAGATTTAACGGGACAGAGATTTAATCGGTGGACTGTAATTAGAGAGGCCCCATCTAGCAGAGAGGGTACTGGAAGGCTAAGAACAAGATGGCATTGTGTGTGCGATTGCGGAGTAGAAAAAAGCATACAGACAAACAGTTTGACAACGGGAAACACTAAGTCGTGTGGGTGCTTAAAAGCAAGAGATGAAAGAGATTTAACTCAAGAAATGTTAAAAGAACTTCTTGTTTACTATAGAGATAGAGGATTGTTTTATTGGAAAGTTAAAAGAGGAAGACTAGTTGATGCGGGTGATTTAGCGGGTAGAATGAATCACGATGGGTACATTATAATAAAGATAAATAGGAGAAATTACATGGCACACCGATTAGCATGGTTATATGAATATGGGAAATGGCCTACTCAACAAATAGACCACATAGATAGGGTTAGAGATAATAATGAAATTCATAACTTAAGAGATGTTTCCCACTTTGAAAACATGCAGAATTCTCTTTATAGAGGGGGTGTATTATGCCTCCGATAAATATTGGTTACGAACCCGTTCCGGCAATACAACACTTGTCATACCAAGCGGGTAGAGGAAAGAAAGCAGAATACGATGCTGATGTTATACGCAAACAAGCGGAGGCAGATGCCCAACGTGACATGCAGATGAAGTTGACTAATATCCGTACCAAGCTTGAGAGAGAGAAAATGAAGACTCAGAAGGATGTTCAAGGTCAGCAAGCAGAAAGGGACAAAACTAAGCATGGGTATGATATGGAACGTCTGAGGGCTCAACAGGAGCAACAGAACTCTATTCTACAAAAACAACAAGAGGCTAAAGTACAAGCACAGAAACAAGAAGATAAGCAGAAGTACTATGAGCCTACTCCCGATACGGTAAAGGAATTAAAGAAACTTGACGAGCAAATTGCTACTGTAAAGAATGACCCCGACTTGTCAGATGAACAAAAACAACAAGGTGTTATGAAGTTCTCTCAGCAGAAGAAAGCAATTATGGATGCACCCGCAACGAGTGAGTATTACCGTAGAAAAGCAAATACTATGACTCCTAAAGAGTCTGACGAGTTTATTACACAGAATCAAGCCCAAGCAGATAAGAGCGGTGCTGAAATTACGGCTAAGACTAAAGATGGAAGGACTATGAAGTTCACTCCTAAATGGCAAAAGGATTTAGACATAGCCAAAGCGGAGGGGGCTAATAAAACACAAGAAAAGGAAATTAAAACGGCTCAGTCTAATATAAAGTCCTCTTCCACGGCAATACAGAAAGCCCAAGAACAGGTAATTAAACTTGAGGGATTGAAAAAAGCAAGTGAAGCAAAACTTAAAAATGATAATATTCTACTTAACTATGACCCCTCAGTTGAAAAAGCGAATATTGAGACTTATGATAAGCAACTTCAGTTTCAAGAAGACATAATTAAACGTGAGACAGGTAAGCTTGAGTATAATTACAAGAAAGCATATCCTGAAACATTTGATAAAATTGACGAGATGAATAGATATCTCGATATTGGACAAGAGCACTCTGAAGCGGGAATGGAGTTGCAAGCGGGAGCACAATTGACTCCTGAACCACCGCAAGAGGCTCCGCAAGAGGCAGAACAACCTCCTATGTCAGTTGAGGATGAAATCGCACAGATTGAAGATGAACTTCTAGACCCTGACTTAACGGTTGGTGGAGAGTTAGCCCTTGAACAGAGATTGAGAGAGGCAAAGGCAAGGCAGAAAAAAGAGAATAAGTCTAATAAGAAGAGCAGTAAAAAGGACGAATACAAAAAGAAATACTCAAAATTTCTCTAAACACTAAATTAAGGATGTACAATGCCCTTAAAAGAAAAATATGAAAACGACCTCTACACGATGATAGAGGAACTTGAAGGTGCTGACTTTTCCTATGAAGAAATCGGTGGCGCAATCAAGAAGTATAAATCCAAGTATGAACCTATTTCCTTTATAGAGGATAACCCCTCCGCAGTTCAGGCTATCAATAACATTAGCGGGACTCTGTCACGTAGACAACTCAAGGATATAGGATATACCGAACCTACCTCAAAAGCCCAACGTCAGAGCATGGCAGAACACTTTGCCTCCTTTGAGAATACTGCCCCTATTGAGCAGACTGAAGATGTTCAGCAGATTATGGAACAGGAAGCAAGCATTGACCCTAATTTACAGAAACGTCAGAATCAGATGAAAGCGTATGATGCCTTACGTGAGAAAGCAAACGATGCTACTGGTGGAGCGGCTGAGTTTATTTTTAAGCCGGTTGAGTCGATTAACTCCTTTATTTTAGGGAAGACCCGTGGAGTTGGGCAATTACTCACACGTAAAGATGCGGGATATAAACCCCTTGGTGAATATGTATTAGGGGACTATATGGACACCCTGAACAAGTTTTTCTCCAACCCTACACTCCAAGAGGAATCTATTCAATATTCCCGTCAGCAACACAAGAAGAGACTCTCAAGTGGTAAGGGGCAATCGGACTTGATTGATTGGGGAGTAAAGAAACTAACTGACACTCTCGGTGATAAGACAATGAAAGTCCTCTCCAATGATATGGGTGGGAAGAAAGGATATAAAGACAAATTACTTGCATGGGCGGCAGGTTTTTCCGATGATATGTCTAATCTAGCAAGTGATACTATTCCTCAACTTTTAGCACTCCAAGGTGTTACTCGTTCAGCTTATGGACAAGCCCCTTCTAGTGGTGGAATGGCGGGTGGACTAGGTTTGGCAAACACACCAAGACAGGCATACACCATTAATACTCTTTTACAGGGGGGACTCCATGGAGTACAGAACTTTGTTACGAGTCCTGGTGATATGAAAGAAAGAGGAAAAAGAGGACTACTGAGTTTCCTATATATCTCCACCCCCGCTCTATCTTCATGGTTGGGTGGAATGGCCCCTAAATTAGGAGCAAATGACACGGGAACTTTAGGAGCAGTAACATTTATTGATTTTTTAGCCAATGCCGCAGTTACAGAGTTTGCAAGTGAGTCCTATTATAAACGGATAAAGAAAGCATATACTGATAACAAAGGAAATTGGGTTCAGGGAACTTTAGCCGCTATTGATGCTATAAAGGGTGATGCGTTTACAGATATAGCCTTTTCCGCTTTTACCCGTCCTTTGGGTAGTGGGAAGGCAAATAAACCTTTTCAGGATACTCGTCAACCACAAGAGCCTGCTATTAAGATGGGAGAAGAGCCCCCGCGTATCGGTAGTGATATGGAAGGTAGAATGCCTCAAGGGGAGCCAAGGGTAGAAGAAAAAGTAGTGGCAGAAAAAACACAAGATAAAAGTGTAAATAAGTTAGCAGAAGAGTTTTTTGATAACCCTAAAGAGGCTTCTGACTATTTGAAGGGAGCTAAAGAGGATGGTGCTACACCTAAGGATATGAGAGAGGATTTAGTTGCACGTATTGAGAACAAAGAGAAAATGGTACAAGAGAAATTGGAAACCAAAGATGAAATAAAGCAACTTGCAACCTTGGCAAGAAGTAATCCTAAACTGAAAGCAGAAATGGATGCAATTCAAAAAGGTGAAAGCGATGCTACCTATAAGGATTTATTGGATAAATATTCTACTCCCGAAGCAAGGACAGAAGAACCCGCAATCAAGGCAGAGCCTAGTGACGAGTTCCGCATGGAGACACCTGACGAGGGGAGTGCACGAGTGGAACCTAAGACAGAAGAACCTCCCCGTATAGACCAAGACGCCGAGAGGGTGGAGGATAAAGTTCCCAACCCCATACCTGATGGGCTAGACGCAAGGGCAGATATTCAACGAAGAATGGATGAAGGAATGTCACGGGATGAAGCAATAAAAGCAAGAAATCAAGAATTTGACGGAGTGAGAGAGGACGTTGATGCCTTGCCTGAAGGTACGCTAGTGAAGGATACGTCAGGTAGGACTTATTGGAAAGAAGATGGAGATTGGAAGGAAGTTAGAAATGGTGAAGTAAAAGAATCTTCAGTTGTGGGCGACAAGGTTAACTTAAGGGGTGGGGAGATACTAGGAAGAGGATTAAAATATGAAGACGTAACCAACACTAAAACCACCGAACCTCCCCGTATAGACCAAGACGCCGAGAGGGAACTGCCTCCCTTGATTCAGAAACGTGTCAATCAACTTGAGAAACGCTTAGAGAATACCGAAAGTGAAAAAGACAGGAAGACTATCAGCGATGAAATTAAAAGACTTCAGAGTGGAGAGAAGACTAAACGAGAAGTGCAAATAGAAAAAAGTCAAGCACCTGAAAAACTACCCATTATAGATGAAGATAGGACTCAAGATGATTTAACCTCCCCTGAAGGTGGCAGAGGGTTCTCTGATGGTGAGCCAGGTATTGAAACACGCTTTGACCGTAATCCCGCCAATCCATTGCTAAAAGGAGAAGCAAGGGAATTTGTTGATACTCTTCGCAAGGACACTCCCGTTCCAGAAGCACAAAGTATGTCTCAATGGAACAAAGAGGCAAATGAACGTGTTTTAAAAGACTTTGACGGTGAAGCCACTCGTTTAGAGAATGGCGATATGAATACCGGCCCCGTTGACACAATGGTTGCCCGTAAAGTTATTGAGAAGCTATTTTATGACGGTGACATTGATAGAGCAAGACGTATTCAAATGAATTATGATGACACGGGAACACTTGAAGCAAGAGCATTGAGGGCAAGACGGGACTTGGTTCTTACACCAGAAGAAAGACGTAGAGCCCAAGTAAGAGAGAATATTCTTAAACCTAGTGATAAAGCAAAAGCTAAGGCTAAAAGAAAAGCCTCTAAACAGAAGACTCCCGAAAAGGCAAGGGCGACAGAAGATAAAGTTCTGCGTAAGGAATCCGAAAAAGAATTTAAACATGTTACCAAAGAGTTAAAACGTCTTGGTATTTTAGCTGAAGATGCCAAAGGTAATACCGTTTTAGCTGAAAGGGTTATGGGAGACGAAAAGACTCCCGAAGGCAGAAGGGAAGCAATAGATAAAATGACGGGTAAAATAGGGCAAGAGAAGGGAAAGGTAGACGAATGGACTGCATTGGGCAGAGCCTTAAGTAACCTCTCTGACAAGGCTTTAATGGACGATAAGGTGTGGTATGGTATCTCTCGCTCATTTTCTACTGCCAGAGCAACGGCAAAAGATAAAATTATTGAGTTTTGGAGAAATGGATTACTCTCAATGCCAAACACTCACATGGCCAATACAATAGGTAATGGTGGTTTTGCTTTATGGAATTATGCAATAGAACGCCCACTCCAAGCTATGTTGGGAAGCGTGGTAAGTAAAGCAACTGGCAAAAAAAATATTCAAACCGCAAAAGAACTAAAGACTATGTATCCCCACATGATGCAAGGAATGGCTATAGGGGCTAAGAACTTCTTAAAATCATGGGGGACTGAACATCAAGTACTAGAGGGTAGTAAACTTGACCACAATGGAGTCGCTATTTCAGGTGGGAAGGGTCGCTTTATAAGGGCACCTCAACGTTTTCTTTTAGCGGCTGATGAATTTGCCAAGGGAATTATTGCACAAGGTGAATTAGCTTCACAAGCCTATAGAAGCGGAGTGGAAGCGGGACTAAAACCCGATACACCAGAAATGAAGCAACATATAGATGAAGTTTTAAAAACACCCGAAGGAACACCAGAAATGGAACGGGCTATGGAGGCGGTTAAGGAATTAACATTCCAGACAGAACCAGGTGCTTTAGCTAAAGGTATCTTGGCATTCAGGCGGGGAACTGGCCCAATCGGATGGGGAGTAGAATTTCTTGCTCCATTTGTCACGACACCAACCAATATAATGAAAACAGGACTAAGTAAGTCTCCATTAGGCAGTATTGGAATGATTAAAAAGGCTATTATGGGAGAATATAAGGGTAGAACAGATAAAGTTATAAAAAACTCTGTTGAGCAAATGGTTGCAATGGGGATAACTGCTTTGATGTGGAATTTTGTAGCGACAGAAGAAGATGAAGAACCTAGAATTACTGGTTCAACACCTAATTCAACAGGTAAACGTCAGATGGGATATCGTGGGACTTACCCCGCTCAGTCTATAAAAATTGGAGATAAATGGTATTCTTATTCAAGAGTTGAGCCTTTTGCTACGGCATTAACTCCTATCATTGATTCGCTTAATGCGGTAAAGCGTATTAAAAACGGTGATGAAGTTACTAAGGTACTAAGTGAAACCTCTGTAGGAATGGTTAAAAACCTAAAAGATAAAACATTCCTCCAAGGGATAAGCAGTCTTATACGTGCGTTAGAGTCACCAGACAAAGGATTAGGGTTCGTTCAGAACTTTGCCTCCTCTTGGACACCAAATATTATTAAAGGTACAGGTCGTGCGTTAGACCCCAACTTCAGAGAAATGTCAACCAAGAAAAATGAACTTGGTAAAAAGTTGGGTACACGTACCCTACAGAAAGCATTACCCTTTGCCCAATTTCAGCCTATGCCAATGGTTGATATATGGGGTCAAGATGCAACTAGAGACACGGGCTTTGGCCCATCAAGTGACTTTCTTTGGAAGATGATGGCTCCTGTAAAAATACAAACGGAGTACAATTCAAAGAATCTTGATAGAATGATTATGAACTATAACAGAAGTGTTGACGAAACTGAAAGATGGTTTCCACGGGGGATAGACAGTAGAAAGTTAACACATAAGAGAAAAAATTACGAGTTGGATGATGAACAGTTCTATGAGTATAAGAAGTTAGCCGGAACTATTGCATTTGATGCATTGAGAGATAAGAAACTTGACTACGACAATCCAAGCAAAAAAGATATGATGTACGTTAAGAAGGTTATTACAAGGGCTAGATGGATTGCCAAGGGTAAAATTTTAAATAAGCATTTCAAATAAAAGGATAATATTATGCAATTTTTTTGGAGTTCAGGTGGTGGTGGAAGCGGAATAGGTTGGACTGCGGTTGTTGATAACTTTGCCGCATTGCCCGCTTATGGTGCTCATGACGGAGACGGGGTACACACATGAGAATAATATGTGCATGGTGTAAAAAGGTCTTGAAGGAAGGGAATAATGGTACATCTCATGGGATATGTGCCAAATGCAAAAAGGAGTTCAAGAGATGAAGTACTTAATAATTTTAATCGCAGTTTTAATGACAGGTTGTGCAACTAGAGACATGAGCAAAGTATATCCTCATTGCTTAAAGTTTGCGCCAAGCCCTACAGTCACTTACGACAAGTACGTTGCAGAAAATAACGTGTATGTTTATTCAGGCAGGTGGGACACAATTGCATGGATGCAGTTTATTAATATTGACTATCCAAATAATGAGTGGACTTATCTAGAGGAACTCAATAAAAGAAAGCTGATTGCTAGTTACAATTACGATTGGATAAAGAAGAACGGAAAGAGGTATATGCCAAGATGAAGTACTTACTATTATCATTACTATTTTTAACAGGTTGCATGAACGGAATTGTCGTACATAAACACCAAGAAGTCATAGCACATCAACTAGCATTGGAGTCTGCTTATCCCGATGCTCAAGTGCAGATAGTAATGCTAAAAAACTTGCAATGGGATAATATACCGCACCAAGGCACCAGAGAACATGGCGCTTTATATCATGTGCAAGCTAGAGTTAAGATTGAGGGAACGTGGTTTTATATCACAAATGTGTCAAGATATTACAATCTATGCAAAGGCGCAAAGACAGACTTTAAGGTCGATGAAATTTTATATGATAATAAACG